TTACCTAGTACGTCTAAATCGTTGGTAATAAGTGCATTTGATCCAGTTAGATCGGTAGTAATGTTAAGCGAGTTCAAGTTAGCGTCGGAACCACTAACTATCAGTTTTTTCCAATTTGGCATATGTCTTTAGATTATGGTTGGTTACAGGTTTGCCTGCCCACTTCCCTTTCGGGCCAATAATATACGTATAAATAGCAAAAGGTCCCGAAGGACCTTAACTACTCTTTTATTAAATCTATGTGTTTTCCGATTTTAGCAAATACCTTTACAAATATTTCAAATTCGTTTCCTGTATATGTAGCAGTTCTTAGTTTTGCTAGTATGAATTCGGCTTCTCTTTTTGTAAGACCTTCATCCTTCACCTTCTTAGGTGACATCTTTTCTAATAATCCCATAATGTAATATAACTTATTTTTAATTACTATTTACTATACGTAAATGTAGATTTCATTTGATTCTACTCTTATGTTACCTACGTGATCTGCTTGGGCTGTTATTGCATTTGCTTCTGTTCCTTCAAATACACCTGCTACATGTAAGCTTGGTGTCTGATTGCCGGTTGCATTGGAAGCCATATTGTTGACTACTGCTAAACGTCCCTCATTTGACTTATAGCTAGCATCCCATATTAATCCTGCTCCAGATTGTGCTGTTCCGTTAGATCCTCCGAATACTATTCCAGAATCTCCTGTTGCTGCAGATCCTGAGTTAAGAAGTATAAATCTATCTTCTATATCCAGGTTTGTTACGTTAGCGTTTAACGTATCTCCTTCTACTGTTAAATTACCTGCTATAGTTACATCTCCACTTGTCTGTACAGTTGCTACACTAATGTTATCATCTAAATTAATAGTAATCTCATCGGTAGCTGTACCTACAGTGTTAATGTTTGTACCTCCTGCAACTTCTAATGTATCTCCTAACGTAATAGTTTGATCTACTCCTGTATCTCCAGATAGTGTAATTGAATTACTATCAAGTGCTGTTGTTGGTATGCCTGTTAAGTTAGCTTCTACTACCGATATACCTCCAGATGCTACAGATATTGTATTATCTGCTGCTTCTACAGTTACTACTGCTGCTCCTGAACCGTTATATGTAAAGTCTGCTATTCCGTTACCGTCTGTAAGTGAGTCTAAGTTGGTTCCTAATGCTTTACCACTAATTGTACTGTTAGCTAAAGTTGAATTAGGTATACTGCTTAAATCGAAAGTAATTGTATCCGTTCCTGCTGTTCCTACTATAGTCAAACCAGCTCCTGATGATCCGGTAGCGAAGTTTAAGGTATCTGTTGTACTATCAGCTATAAGGGCTGTACCGTTAATTGAAGCGGTAACAAATCCGTTGAATGCCGATTCAGCAGTTAAGTATCCACTGTCATTTGCTAATTGTGATATGTTAGATCCGGAGACTAATAACTTTTTCCACTGTGCCATGTTGTATTTTCTTTAATTGTGATTTATAATAAATATGCTTTAATTAGAATAACCGAAGTAGTAGTCATTACTAGCGCTGTAGAATAATCCACCGGCAACTGCAGTTGGTGTTATAGACTGCGATATGAACTGCATTACACCCTCTTTATTTACTTTTACCTTTTCTTTTCCTTCTACCTTTATACTAAATACATCGTCAACACCATCTAAATCTATTGTCAATGAACCAGAAGTACTAAAAGAGCCCGATACATTAAGAGATCCTGATAAGTACTCACCTATTTCAGGTAATTGGTTGTTTATTTGGTTCCAAAATACCTGAGCCATTATCCATTAAGTTTTCCTGTGATTGTTATTTCCATTCCTTCAGAAATGACGTAACCTAGGTTGGAATTGTGAAAGTCCACTACTAAGTCTGCTCCTTCTTGTACTATTCTATCGATAGCTGATGGCTCTATGCTTAATCCTCCTATAGTTACTAGGAAATCATCTATTTCATGGTCTGGGAAGTTTGGAGGTGGTGTTGCTAGTGTTACATTAGCATAGGTAATGCTATTTTCTGTGTTATCTATCACATAACTGTAGTTATTTGTATCAACAGTGTTAGAAAGTGCTAAATACGTTCTTTCCTCAGCTGTCATACCACTAAAGTTAATGTTTACCTCTGACTTACCTGTTAAGTTATCGTAAAATCTACCTTTTGGACCTGATGAAGCAGGTGTATTTGCTTTACCTTGAAGTACTTCTTCGTTTCCTGCGGTTTCTAGTCCAAATTTGATTGATGACTTACTGTAGAACTTATTCATATTAGCAATCGATGTATTAATACTGTCTGGAACTATATGTCCCATCATATTAATTTGAAAACTAGTCTTTACTGTACGATCTTGTCCTTGAGTAACTTCGGTAGTTGTTGTATAGGAGTCAATCATTGCTCGGAAGTTAAACTTTTCTGGGTCTCCCCAGTAAGCATCCGATGCAAAGTTAATCGACTCTACTATTTTGTTCATTTGCTCTACATATTCTGTGAAGATCACACATGAATAGGTGATATTAACGTAATCTGGTATAATAACTCCGTAAAGTTCTTTGACTGGCTCTCTATTATTTAGTCTGGAGAATCTATCGTATACATTCTTCTTAGAATAACCTTTCTCAAAGACGGCAAAGTTATTTGGATTGTTAGCATCCATCTTATTACCTAACGTTCTGTTCTTTTCTACGGAATCTCTCTTAAACATTATAAGAGGAGTTTGTATCTTACCGTTTTTATCCCTATATAAGCCGTCTTTCTGTACTGCTGCCCATCTTTCTGGTGATCCGTACATTACTGGTACGTTTATTCTCTTTCCATTTTGGGTTACTGATGGTTTTATAACGTTGTTGAAGTAGTATATTATTGTTTCGTCTATATCTCTAAGACCTATACTAAACTGTTTAACATCATCATTCTTAACCGAACGTTGATATCCTCTATTATTGCGGATAACATCCGGTGTTGGCTGCTTCTGCGCTTTGTTGTATGTATCAATTGCAGCTTGTGACAATTGAGACTGTCTTTTAGGTAGTATTTTAGTCTTTTTTGCCATTTATTATCTCGCTCTTGTAATTCCTACTTTGTCTGTTCTTGTTAAATGACAGTCAACTACAATAGATACAGATGAACCGAATCTACTCCCGTAGTCGGTTAGGTTATAACTACTGTCTCTTCCTGCAAATAACTGGTTCTCTCTAACAGTATCTACTTCGTAATAATCTTCATGCCACATTACTATGTCTCCTACTTCAGGTACGGTATTAGCGTCAACTAAATCTTGTCTAGTAAAAGCAAATGATGCTTCTCTACCAAGGTCTGGTCCAAACTCGTCAATATTTACTACCTGGTCTCCTCTTGTTATTAAGCAATTTAATTTAACTGGGTTAAGATATATCTTATCTAAAGCTTCACCGTATAGGTTAGCTTGAGTATCAGTCAATGACAATTTATAGTATCCAATCTCTTGTTCTACTATATCTTGTAGTATCTCTCTACTAATGTGAGTGGAAAGTGCATTAAAATCTTTTTGACTACCGAATAGCATATGTTATTTTTTCTTTTCTATTGTTTTTTCAGCTACTTCTACTTTTTTAACTTCAGGAATTCTTTCCAAAGAGGTTGTTTTAAAAGAAGCGTATGCTTCACTAGCTGGTTTAGTTGTTAGTAGCTTTACTTTCATGATGGCTGTATTATTGTCACCATTGTGTGAAACCTGCCCAACTGTCAATACTCCCGGCATAGCTCTTAACATCTCACCGATGTCTTGAACTGTAACTGCCTCACTATGTCCTATTCTAACCATAGCTTGGTAGACAGAGAACTGTATTTCTGAAATTAGATCTTTTATTTTCATTATCCTACGTATATGTGCATCGGTATCCCCTGCATTGTATCATTAATAAATTTTGTCTGTGTAGCAGCTAGTTCTAACTGGTTAGTTAGAGATGCAGATTGCATAGTTGCTTTTAAATCTTCTACTAAGAATACTTTTTCATCTCTAGCATCGGCTAGTAAGTCTGCAGCATTCATAGTCACTTCTGCTCCAGGAACTGGTACCGATTGGTATTTCCCTCGTACATAAGCAAGCATTTCTTTACATGTAGCTACTGTGTATTTAAAAATCCACTGTCTTCCGATAGAGTTTATTTCTGAGTATATCAGGTTCTGGGCATTAACATTAGATAAGTTAGTAGTAGTTCCTGATGAAGAGGTTCCTCCACCTGTTCCGTTAACTCCACCGCTGTTTGATGCTTCTGCATTAATTAGTATTGAATCATCTACATAAGCACTATTTTTCTCAGATGTCTTATAGTACTGAATTTTTAATTTACCTGCAGACTTTGGTACTGGGAATATCCTAAGCTTATTGTTATTTATTTCAAAAGTATAGGCTGATTTTCTAATCTGATCGTTAAATTCAATAGCCTGTGTCTTTAATATATCGTAAGAAGTGGGCATTAGTAAGAAATTCACTCCAGGAGAAAATGATCCGAAGTCAAATGCATCCATAAGAGACTGTACTCCTGTTCCTGTTCCTGCATATGGATCAAAGTAACGTAATATGGCAGGCGGTGCTTCATAAAATACTTTACGAACTTCTATACTGCCGTCTCCAATAAGGTTTTCTAAGTCATATTCTTGCTGACCTCCTACTAAGTCTATTAAGAAGCTTTTTAAGTCTACATCTCCTCCTACTCCTGCTTCCATCCCGTATTGAGCACTGGATCTAATCACGGTCTGTAGACTTGGTTTAAATACTGTTGCATTTACTGCTTCTCCACTAGCAGAACCTCCTATAGTACTTGACATAGTAGACGATGCTATTGACTCTATCACCTCTTTACCGTATGCAGTTACTGCCTCTTCGAAAGCAGTGTAAAACTGTCTTTCATTTAGTTCTATGTCTAGTACAGGCCATCCTAATTTCTCGGCACAATATCTTGCAACCTTAGGAGCATCTTCTTGAAATGCTAGGTCATCGTCGTAAAATCCGAAAGGAGTAGCTTCACCTGCAATAAAGTCGGTAGTTCCATCCCAAATTTGAATATCTGCCATAATTTATTAATCTTCTGTTGTTAATGCTATAAAATAACCTATTGTAGAGCCTGTTGAATCGATTGATTGAGCTTTAATAGATCTGAGATCCCCGTATGTAAAGTTATTAAATGAATCACTGACGTATTCTGAGCTAAACATAAAGCTACCACTTGGGCTTAGTAAGTAGTGTTGATTTGATGTTGAACCGGAAATTTGTAAATCTATATTATCATCTGATAAATTAGTTACTCTGGCGTATTTTATACTGCTCGAAACAAATGTACCTGCACCTGGCAGGTTATCTGCATTGATTACTTCAGTATGTACACCAGAAGGTATGTTCATTACTCTATTATCGGCATAGCTTATACTAGGAATTCGAACTTCTACGTTAGTCCCTCGCTCAACTCCTTCGAGTTTTACTCTTTCTCTAATAAAGTATGTAAAATTTGCATATTTAGGCATCTTGGAATAGTTTATTTATAAATAGCTGTTAATCCCTGAAGGTTTTATATACCTCTAATACTGGTGCAACTATTTGATGTCTGTGATTATATTCTAGAGTTGCAGTTTTAAATCCCGCAACATGTTCTTCTACTCTAGCGAGGAAAGAAAATCCTGTTTCTCTTTTATCTTTTAGGTCTATCTGTGCTAAATCTCCACATATTACCATTTTAGATCCTTTTCCTAACCTTCCTATTACCGTTTCCATTTGAGAATGTGTTACATTCTGTGCTTCATCTACTATTACAAAGGAATTTAAAAAGGTTCTTCCTCTCAAAAATGCAAAAGGTACTATCTCTATAGTTTCATCGTCAAGTAGCTTCTGTATTTTCTCTTTATTATACAGCATATGTAGATTGTGATAGATTGGTGCTAACCAAGGGTCCATCTTCTCTCTTATATCTCCTGGTAAAAAACCTATATCTTCTTTAGACACTGTTGGCCTCGTTATAACAACCTTCTCAACCTGTTTAGTAAAGAGCATATCTAATGCTACTTGTGTTGCTACTAATGTTTTTCCTGAACCAGCCATTCCTTTAATGACGGTTATGGGTGCTTCTATTATTTTGGATTTTGCTATTTTCTGTTCTTCATTAAGTTGTACGTTGAATTTAATTGGTTTCTTTGGTCTTCTCTTTGGCACGAATACTTCGTCCGTATGATGGTTTGAAGGCATATATAATAACGTTTTGGTTCTTATCTATAAATATATGAAAAATTAGTTATATAACCAAAAAAAAGAGGCCCGAAGGCCTCTCTTAATAAAAATGAATTCTAATTCAGATTATACTGTAGCTAAATCAGCAACAAATATTTTTCCGTAGAATTCTGGTCTGATCATTTTCTTAGCATAACGAGTCATGATACCTTTTCTTGGAGTGAAGGTAGCTGGATCGTATACTAGAGGTGTCATCATTAATGGTACGTAAGGAGCATAAACAGCACCCGTTTCTAAGAACTGAGAACCTCTGTATCCTGTTAGGATTGTGTTTTCAGTCATATAAGGGTTCTTATATACTTTGTAACGTCCGTTTAATGAACCTACTTTTTGTACTCCAAAAGCAAAATCCATTTTGTCTCCGTCTGTATTAGCAGCATATCCTGGAATTGATTCTAAGATAGTTGCTACTGAAGGAGAACATACTAAGAAGTTTGCTCCACCTCTTAACGTTTTCTGGTGAATTTTGTTAGATACTTTTTGGATTTTAGTTCCTAATGTTTGGAACCATTGTCCTTGAGTATTATAGAATCCGCCTGCTCCAGCTCCACTAGTTTCCCACTTTGTTCCTGTCCAGTTCTTGTTAGAAGCAGCTGACCAACGCTCAGTTGTTACAGCTCCTTGAATTAACATGTCTAAGATCTCTAAGTCAATCTCCATTGAGATATACTCACTCAATAAAGAAGTTAACTCAGCCTCAGCATCGATACTGTGGTATGCGTTAAGATCTTGAGAGAATTCTGGTGTCCATTGTGCTTTTAACTTTCTAGTCTTAGCAACAATTGCTTCAGAAGCAAGTTCTACGTTTATTTCTGGAATAGAAATTGGTGCATTAGTTCCTGCATCTTCAAAGTCTCCTCTAGAGTCATCTTTAGGTTGTTTGTGGTATACTACTGATCCTACAGCGATAGTTGCTGCATTTGTTGCAACTGATCCAGAACATACAAATGTTACAGTGTTTCCTGATAACGTTGTGAATTCTGGGTGAGTAGTAATATCTACTCCTGCTGATCCTGATAATAGACGGAAAGCTCTTACACCTTCTGCATCAAATTCATATCCTGTAAAGTCAACTGCAAATGTATTAAA